AAGCTGATGGCGTTGACCATCATTGAACTAGTACAACAAATAGAAAGTGGAGAGGCTACGCCCAGTACACTTAACGTAGCTCGTCAGATGCTAAGAGACAATCAAATAACTTGCACTGTTCAAGGAAACACTGCAATGTCTCAACTTGTAGACGTACTACCATTTGATGAATACTCAGAAGATACCAGAGAAGCTGAAAGACTTTAGGAACTTTCTGTATTATGTTTGGCATTCACTTGATCAAATTAAGAAAGATCCTACTCCCATTCAGTACGACATTGCGGACTTTATGCAAAATGGTCCTAAGCGTGGTGTTATACAAGGTTTTAGAGGTGTGGGTAAGAGTTGGATTTGTTCTGCTTTCGTCACACACCAGCTCTTTGTTGATCCTACAAAAAACATACTTGTCATTTCAGCTTCGAAAACTCGTGCTGATGATTTCTCGACGTTTACTCTGAGACTACTGCATGAGCTGGAGCTACTAAAACATCTGAAGCCTAAGACTGATCAACGCTTCTCTAAGGTTTCATTCGATGTTGGACCTGCCCCTGCTTCTCACGCACCATCTGTAAAGTCACTAGGTATTACCTCACAGCTTACTGGATCTCGTGCTGATCTTATTATCGCTGATGATATTGAAGTACCTACTAACTCAGCTACGCAATCAATGCGTGACAAACTCAGTGAACAAATCAAGGAGTTTGACGCTATCCTAAAGCCCAGTGATAAGTCTAAGATCATGTTCTTAGGCACTCCACAGTGTGAGGATTCAGTGTATAAAAAGCTAGGGGAACGTGGCTATGATTTAAAAGTATGGACTTCTGAAGCTGTTACTACCAAGACCAATGAATTAGTCTATAACAGTAGTGTGTCTAGTCTATGTATAAATGACGAAGATGAAGGTGAACCTACTGAACCTACTAGGTTTGGGGAGTTTGACTTAAATGAACGTAAGATCTCGTACGGTTCTACAGGATATGCTCTTCAGTTTATGCTGAATCCATCTCTGTCGGATATTGATCGCTTCCCTTTGAAGCTTGGTAACCTCATTATACATGACATAGATAATGATGTTGCTCCTGAGAAACTAGTCTGGGCGCAGTCTCCAGACCTTGAGTGGACTAACCTACCATGTGTCGGTCTTCGTGGTGATAGATTCTATCGACCAATGAAAATAGTTGGTGAGATGATACCCTATACTGGCTCTGTTATGTCTATTGACCCCTCTGGTAGAGGTAAGGATGAGACTGGTTATGCAGTTGTTAAGATGCTTAATGGTAATCTCTATGTTCCTGAAGCTGGTGGACTCACTGGTGGATATGAAGAGACTACCCTTAATTCTCTAGTACAAATTGCTAAACGTAATAAAGTAAACAAGATTGTTATCGAGTCTAACTTTGGTGATGGTATGTTTAATCAACTACTATCGCCCATATTACGTCGAGAATACCCTTGTAGTATCGAAGAGGTACGTCACTCTCAACAGAAAGAGAAACGGATTATAGACACCTTAGAGCCTCTTCTAGGAGGTCACAGACTTGTTATCGATCCTAAGGTTATTGAGAGCGATTATAAAACAGCTCAGAAACATTCCCCAGAACAACAACTACATTATATGTTGTTCCATCAAATGACCAGAATAACTACTGGTAGACGCTCTGTTAGACATGATGACCGACTCGATGCCCTGTCTATCGCCTGTAACTATTGGGTAGAACAAATGGCTCAGGATGCTGATCAGAAAATAAATGACAGAAAACAAGATTTAGCACGTAAAGAGCTGGACAAATTCAAAGATACATACTACAAAAGAAAAACAAAAGCAGGACTATCATGGATGTAACCAATATCGACAAAGCTCAGGCTATTTTAGGAGAACATACTAACAACTATGTTATACTTGTTCAGTCCGTCGATAACCCTATGTCTTATGAAATCCGCTTCTCTGACCCATATAGTGCTAAAGGATTGTTAGATTGTGCTGTAAAGTATCACGACAGTTTCCTAAGTGGTGGTGATGAAACCCAATACGAATGGGAATGGGCTGAAGAAGACGAAGAAGAGTCCGAAGAATGACTTTATTGAACGTTGTTCATATCGTATAATATGTGTGGTGCAGCCCCTCTGGATTAGTTCTGGAGGGGTTGCTTTGTTTTTGTTGAAAATTTACGAGACCCTTACATACGCAGTTTGTAACGACGTACCCCCCATAGCCGACAGCCCTCCTCAACGTACGGAAACGTAGGCATAATGCCCTATATTTCTAACACAATTGAGAAAGATTGGACATAATGGACATTGTGCAACATCCTTTAGGATGAACTTGAAAAAATAACCGACCTCAAGAAACAGGCAGACCTCTGGTCTGATTATTCATCTGTTTGTTAATAGGTGTTTTTTGCACCTCAGATCTACGATCTGTCCTATGATACTTTTAAAGTATCCAGAAGGCGTCACCCTCTGCGTTGTCTTTCGTTGCATAATGCGATCAGGAAAAGACCAACAGCCTCTCCAAAACTTTTTCAAACTTTTCGTACCAAACTGTACGCATTATGCGCAGGGTTTCTTGCAGGGAAAAAAGTATGGGGTTGACAAGGTTGTTATAATGATGGGGCAAATCAATCCGATCTGCCAAGCCAATCAAGGCAAACATAACATACGATTCCAACACACAATTATGACAACGACAGCAGAAACTACATGGCTCAGCAACACTCCTCTCTTAGAGGAACTAGGACAAATTATCGAAGATAATGAACGCAAGTCCAGCGAAGACTTTGTCTGGTACGAACTTGACGAAGCTGATGAATCTCCGAATGAATGTTACTTAACATTCTTTACCAAGGATTTCGGCACTAGCCGTCTAGTCATCTCTGGAGATGAAACGAAAATCACCGTCGAACATTTTGTTCGAAACATAGGCAAAACTGAGGTTACACCTCAAGTCTGGTCACTTGGCGAAGATCTTGAGATCTTAATGGATCGTCTCGCTGAAAAGCATAACGTCGAGATCACCTATGGTGATAATCATGGCAAGCAAATATAATCACCTACAGTTTACACTCACAATTCCAATCCCACATAAACCACATACAATTATGAAAAACCTCGACAAATCGATCCTGACTATAATTCGCCACTCTTTAAGAGTAGCCTTCGAAGAAGTATCCTTCGAAACCGACGACCGCTCTATCGACTACTTCGTAAAACGAAAAGGTTCACAGTATCAAGATCACATTGCAGTTTATTTAAACTGTGATGATGAGCTTACCGTCTCAGCAGACTGCTGGAATCAGGAAGACAATGTTCCTACGGAAAATGCCATCAAATTCCTCATCTCCGCATAATCACCCACAGTTTATACTCACAATTCCAATCATACATAAACCACATACAATTATGGCTAAAAAATCCACATCCACAAAAGTAGCTAAAGCTAAAACCAAACGCATCAAGGCTGACAAAGTCACTCCTAAGGTTGCTCGAATCCAGCGTCAACTTGGTGCATCTCTGTTACCTTGGTAACAATCACACATCTAATAATCACACAATCCAATCCTACACAATTATGGCTACAATCAAATCCACGAAAAACTTCGACGTTACTTTAGTAACCTTCATTCACCAGATGCTCTCCAACGATTGGAATCTTACCAGATTCAGAATCACGCCGTCCGACAATTACGACCTTACCTTTACCAGTAAAACTGGGAAAGATAAAATACAGCATGGCTTCAACCTGTCTCATCCAAACAGCTTGGCTTACCTTTACAAGGTAATGGCAGATATGCAGAAGCCACGAGCCTAGTCTGCGCAGATCATCTATGACAAAAGTTAAGCAAAAACTCATCATGCAAAAATCCACCACAGGTTTCACACTCTTCGAGTCCGACGACATCATCGTTGTAGCTACGCTAAAAACTAGCAATCGTAAAACAGGAAACATGAGTCAAGTATGGATACTTGATCCATCTACTGATCCAGTACAGTCTGTAAAGACTGGTAAAGATGCTTCCACAGTCTGCAAGGGATGTAAGTTTGCCTCTGGCAATGGCTGTTACGTCAATGCTGGACAAGCTCCGCTTCAAGTCTGGAAAGGATACCATAGAGGTATCTATCCTATGTTACAGCCTAAGCATTACGACACAGTTTTCGGTGACCGTAAGGTCAGATTTGGAGCTTATGGCAATCCTTCCATGATACCTTTAGGTATTGTATCAGCTATTGCTAAGGTATCCAAAGGATGGACTGGCTACTTCCATGACTGGCATATGATGTCAGCAGAAAAAGCTAAAGCTTACGGCAAATATTTCATGGCATCTACTGAGACAGAGTCTAGCCGTTGCAAGGCAAGCAACATAGGTCTCCGCTATTTCCATGTCAGTCCAAACCAGCCAGAAAACACCATCGAATGCTTGTCAGATACTAAAGGTATCTCTTGTGCTGACTGCCAGCTTTGCCAAGGTCTCAACAAGTCCAGACTACAGTCTGTATGGATCAATCCACATGGCAGTAAAGTAGCTAAAGCTAATGCTGTTGCTCTCTCCGAATAATCACACAATCCAATCCCATACAATTATGCAAATGAAAACCACAATCTCACTTCGTAAACGAGAAGTCTACGGCAACGAGCTACTCTACGTAGTAGACAGCGAACAAGCCAGAGCAATCGAAGTCCTTACAGGACAAAAGACTGTTACGGATCGTAGCCTTGGAGCTTTAAAAAAGCTAGGCTTCACCATCACCTACGTATAGTCTGCGTAGATCATCTATGACAAAGTTATATGGCGGAACTGCCGACAAAAATTAGCACAGCTAACAACAAATAAATACATATTATGAAAAACGAAATCACACTCACCGACAGGTCAGAAATAAACGAGATATTCAAGAGACATCTTGGCATGAAGGTCAGCTTGACTGATGACCAATGGAAGCAAGTAGAGGACTCCATACATAATGACGATGAATTGTGGGGTTATGTCTATGATTCTATAAACAAAGCTGTATCTGATTTAACTGAGCCTCTTATAAAAACATTATAAACAACAACAATCACACAATCCAATCCTATACAATTATGCTTAAATCAATCAAAAATCGTGGACTCGACAAGTCCAAACCTGTAAAGGTTTACTGGAATCTCCATCGCAACTGCTACTCCGTACAACAGAACGGTCTGGTGGTTGGTCATACTGACCATATCGAACTTCGTGATGTTACCTTTAAGGTAAGTGAAGCTGGACGGCAACGTGTCCTGAAAGAGGGCAGGAAGAACGTCCATGCTTTTGTAGTAGGCTACCTAGATGACTGGGATGCTGACCGCTTTTGGGATGTAAAGGTTATTTATAACCCTTACAAATACGACAGCTTTCGGCTCTGGGCTGATCCAACTACGACTGTAAAGTCGTCGGAGGCAGTAGCTCTACGAACTAGGGACGGCAAAGGCTGTATCCTTTCGGAGCGTAAGATAGGTACACACTGTGCCTAGTCTGCGTAGTACAATCTTGACAAAAGTATAGTGGCGAAACTGCCAACAAAATTATGGAATACACAATCTCAATCAAATGGGGCGACGACGATGTTCGTCATCAAGCATCACAAATGGGTGTAACGCTGACTGATGAGCAGATCATCAACGTCCTTAACTTAGTTAAAAACAATCACGATGCTGACTATGGCGTAACATGGGACACCATCGAATGGGCAATCGAGTCTGAACTTCGACCAGCTAAATAAACATCATGCTCAATCAAATCCTATCCACCTGTAAGCAACTCAATCGCTTGCTCAAATCTAAAGATCCGTATCATGCTGACCTCGTTGACTCCTTACTACGTAAGATAGACAAGGCTATACCCTCCGATCCAGAGGGGGTTGACAGCCATGATATAGTAGAAGCTCTCAAGGATGAGGCAGACCGCTAAGTCCACCACACAAATCACATAATCGTAAACGTAAAACGCATATGAAAAATACACACATCGTAAACACACAGCAGAATAGCTGGTCAGACAAAATCGTAGACAGCATCAACACCATCGAAGATGCAGGTCTTAACTGGGACGTCGTCAAGACTCCTTTGGTAGCTATGCTAGAGGGACGCTACCCTCTGCCTCTGGAGAGCCATGTATCTGTCAACCGTACCGACACCGACAAATCTATAGGTGTGGTGGGTAGCAAGTACGAACCTATCCAGAACTCTCGTATCTGGGAAGCAATGCACCAGTCACTTGATGGTGTAAACCATACCATCCAAGGAGCAGGTAGCACCAACGGTGGAGCAAAGGTATTCATCCAGACCAAGGTAGACTCCGATGACTTTAAGGTCAACGGTGATGACTTTGACAACTACATCACGTTCTTTAGCTCACACGATGGTAGCTCATCCTTCGAGCTGTTCGATACATCCACTCGAATCATCTGCACCAACACCGTCCAAGCGGCTCGTCGTAAGGGTGGCAAGGCGTTCAAGCTCAAGGTACGTCACACTAGCAATGCTTCCATCCGATTCGACAACGTCATGCAACACCTCGAATCCATCTTCGATGTTCGTAAGCAGACCTATGCCGACCTCAATCAGTTGGCTACCGTAGGTATGAACTACAATGACCTCATCAACTGGTCTACCAGTTTCTTCAACAGCAACAACAAGCGTCTGACTACTGTAAGTAGCAACAAAGCTCACGAGGCTCACAAGCTTGCTAGGTTTGGCATGGGTAATCGTGGCGAGACTGCCTACGATATGTTCAACGGAGTAACAGAGTTACTTACTCATGGTGAACGTTTCACCTCACGTTCCAAGGAGCAAGTGTGGAAGTCATCTGAGCTGGGGGCAAATGCCACTACTAAAGCTAAGGCTTTGGATCATCTGCTTGTTGGCGACACTCGTGATGCTCACATCAAACGAGGTCAAGAACTCCGTCACTTTGGTGAAACTACCGTCAAGGTAGCGTAGCTAAACATCAGCATAATTGGTTACTCGTCCTAAGCATGACGTTAAACTGCTTATTTTTATTTATGAGTTACGAAGTAAGTATTATCACTCTCATCCTCGCCATGATTCAAGTTGAGTCAGGTGGCAGGAACTACGCAGTAGGCGATGAAGGCAGATCGCTTGGCTGTTTACAGCTCACAGCTTCCTATGTACAGGATGCTTCCGAACACGCCAACAAGGACTGGGTACACAAGGATGCGTTCAACAGACGCAAAGCCATTGACATAACCCTAGCCTACATGGATCGCTATGCTACGAAGGAACGTCTAGGTAGAGAGCCTACCGCACAGGACATAGCTCGTATACATAACGGAGGTCCGAATGGATGGCGTAAAAAATCAACCCTCCCATACTGGGAAAAAATAAAAACCGTATTACATGAACACCACAAGATTAATTAACACTCCTCACTACGTGATTCGACTACCGAATGAGCGTCTGCTATGCTATCCAAACAGCAAGCAATGTATCATCTACCATCATGAGCGTGACTACAAGCAACTGGAGACAGATATGTACTCCATCAAAGGCGCAGTTCTGGAGCGTCTGGACAGACGACAGTATGTCGAGATCTTTGTAGGAGTTAATCATACAAATGAAGATCGAGGAGTCACAGCCTCTGAGCTACGAGAGGAGCTTAAAGCGATAGGCTCGAAGGGTTGCCATCACATGGAGGATGTAACGCTTCCCTAGATACCTTCACGCCTCAGCAATACGTCCTCACATCTGTATAGGTGTGGGGATTTTTTGTGCCTATTGACTTGACATGAGTCACACCTATATGTAATAAGTGTTAACACTTGTTAAGATTATCTTAACACTATGTTAGTTTATTATTATTACTACCTTATACTTATATTTATATAAGTGTTGACAATGTTTTATAAACAGCCCTAGCTTTTTCCACCATGCAGAAACTACGAGATCTACTACCTGACCATAATAAGAAAATAGAACAAGAGATGCTGACTAAAGGAGTCGGTAAGATGCGTAGTCAGATAGAGTCTGCTAAGAATAGAAACAGTGAAACTGAAACTTGTTATGGTCAACGTTTACTTAGAGAAGCTGTTCCTTCTCTTGTTACAGGGATAGAGGAGTGGTTCTCTCAGCAGAAAAAGAGTCCATGTCCTAGCAATGCTTATACAGAGTTAAGTAAACTCTCTCCTAAAGTATCTGCCTTTATAGTTCTAAAGTCTGTTCTGGATACACTAACTCAGCGTAGACCGTTAGCATCTTCTGCTATACGTGTAGGAGCATTGATCGAAGATGAGCTACACTTTGGTGCATTCTCTGAACATCCTAACTTCAGTCAGATACTACAAGGTGCTGACAAGAGACCTAGCTATGCTAAGAAAAGATACTATCTCATACACAGCGAGAAGGGTGAGGTAGAGCAGGGTAACGCAGAACCTTGGGACAAATGGGGGACACGAATCAAACTCCATGTAGGCACAGTCTTAATCACTCTGGTCAAAGAGTACACAGGTCTACTAGACTACGTGATGATACAGACAGACAAGCGTGGACCTGCTCGTTTTATACAGGCTACCAAGAAAACACAGGAGTGGGTAGAAGATATGATCAAGTACAATGAAGGTCTTGATCCATTCTGGATGCCACTCAAAGACTATCCAAAGCAATGGGATAACAAGTGGAGTGGAGGCTACGAAATAGAGAATGGATTACCTCCAGTTTCTATCATCAAAACAAAGGACAAGGCTTTCATGAGAAAGAATGATGAACCCATGACTGAGGTCATGACTTGTCTTAACAATCTCCAGAACACAGGGTGGAAAATTAATGGACAAGTCCATCAAGCTCTCAATGATATATGGCAGGACAACATCAAGATAGGATCTCTACCTGCACAGCAGGATGAAGAGTTGCCACCACTCAGCGAAGAGGAGAAGGAAGATCCAGAATTGCTACGCAACTGGAAACGTAGAGCTTCAGCTGTCTACGAATACAATGCATCTACCAAGTCCAGAAGGCTACTAGTCTTGAACACCTTAGCTATGGCTAAGAAGTATGCCGACACTAGATTCTATCTACCTCATCAATGTGACTTTCGAGGCAGAGCCTATGCTATCCCTGCTTATCTGAATCATATGGGGGCAGACTTCAACAAGGGGTTGCTACACTTTGACAACGGACAGCAGGTAAGTAAGCCAGATGATTTACAATGGCTACACATACATGGGGCTAATGCGTTTGGGATCAAGGGTACGTACGCACAGCGCATAGCTTGGGCTGAAGAGAACCAGTCAAAGATCCTACGGCTGGCTAACAATTTCAAGAGTGAGTTAGATATGCTGAACGAGGCAGGGGAAACCTTTCAGTTCCTAGCATACTGCTATGAGGTAGCCAAGCTGCACAAGGAAGGCTCACAGTTTGTAACGCATCTACCTTGTCAGATGGATGGTACAAACAATGGACTACAGATACTGGGACTACTGACCAGAGATATAGAATCATGTGAAGCTACTAACGTAGCACCTACCAATTATCCTATGGACATCTACCAGATAGTAGCCGACAAAGCTATCAGCTATCTAAGAGAAGATGATAATCCTTTCGCCAACCTATGGCTACAGTTTGGAGTAACTCGTTCCTGCTCCAAACGCCCCACAATGACACAACCCTATGGCTCTACCCCTCATAGCTGTAGAAACTATGTCAATGGCTGGTACTTGGAGACGGTTAGAGCTGGTCATCCAGATCCGTTTGATGAGACTAATCGTTTCCAAGCTACCGCCTACCTCTCTACTCAGATATGGAGAGCCATCAATGAGGTGGTTGGTAAACCTCGTGAGGCTATGGCGTGGCTACAGAAATCTGCCAGAACCCTAGCCAAGTTTGAACGTCCTATGTATTGGGTCAGTCCTTCTGGCTTCCCATGTTACCAAGCTTATCCCAAGTGGGTAGAAAAATCTATCCGTACTAGGATAGGAGAGAAGGTATATCGTGTGAAGTTCAGACAAGACATAGACAAACTCAGCCCCAAGCGACAGGCACAGGGTAGCTCACCTAACTATGTGCATAGCTTAGATGCTAGTTGTTTACATCTGACTGTTAACAAGTGTGCAGAACTAGGCATAAAAGATTTTGCAATGGTACATGATAGTTATGGTACGCACTGCAACAACTCAGCTGCAATGGCTACATCCATACGAGAAACTGTTCATGAAATTTTTAGCGTCGATCAATTAGCTTATCTAAAATATAATTTAGAATGTACTAATCGCTTGACACTAGATCCCCTACCGTCATATGGTGCATTCAACATCGATGATGTTCTTAAATCACAATACATATTCAGTTAATTATGAGTAATACAATAACCACACCAAAAGGGATTGCGAAATATCCCTACGTTAATGAACCGAATACTCGCTTCAATCCAATGGGCGAGTATACGTGCCAACTAGTTATCCCTGAAGAGACAGCTCTCAAGTTCAAGGAACAACTAGATAAGATCTATGAAGATGAATACAAGCGTGAGTGCTTGTTGAAAAACAAGAAGCTCAAGAAAGCACCTAACTTCCCACTAGCTCAAGATGAGGATGGTGACTGGGTGCTTCGTTCCAAGCAACCTGCAAAGGTTGAGTCCAAGGCAGGTAAAGTCTATGAGTTCTCAGTCAAAATCTTTGATGCTCAAGGCAAGCTGTGTGATGCAAAGGTAGGCTCTGGCTCATCAGTCAAGCTTGCTATCGAGCCTCGTGCTTGGTTCACACCTGCGTTAGGATTTGGTATTACGTTAAACCTCAAAGCTGTACAGGTCATTGAACTTGTAGAGTACGGAGGTGGAGGAGGAGCATCGTCCTTTGGTTTCGCTGCTGAAGAAGGCTATGTTGGTGAAGAGTTGAAAGAAGTTCTAACAACTGACACCGCAGCTGAAGCAACTGACGACGCTTTTGACTTCTAATAATTACAGATCTAAGTTTGAGGGAAAGGTGGCTTCTGCTTTGGAAGAGGCAGGGGTCACCTACACCTACGAGCAAGACGTGATAAAGTTTGAGCAACCTGCCAAGCAACGTCGCTACACTCCAGACTTTGTTCTGCCTAACGGCATCATCCTTGAGGTTAAGGGTTACCTTACTTCAGCAGATAGGATGAAACACAAGTGGATAAAAGAACAGCATCCAGAGATGGACATCCGCTTTGTATTTATGAATCCCAACACACGCATATCATCTAGGTCAAAGACACGCTACAAGGATTGGGCTGACAAGCTTGGCTATCCTTGGTGCTGTGGACCTATCATACCACACGAATGGACACAGAAATTGAACCCCTAAAAACTCACCTACCCTGCCCTGACTGTGGCAGTTCCGACGCTCTTACATTAAATACCAACGGATCTAGCAAATGCTTTAGCTGTGGTAAATTCACACCTAACAAAGCAAACACTATTATTCCAGAGAATCCTCGCTCCTCTAAGTTTATCGGTGGCGATTACCAAGACTTGGTAAAGCGAAAGATAAGCGAACGTATCTGCCGCCTGTATGATTACTCTGTTGCTACCCATGAAGGCAAGACCTGTCACGTAGCTTCTTACAAAGATGCTAGTGGTGTGGTAGTAGGTCAGAAGATACGATTCCCTGATAAGACTTTCAAGATAGTTGGAGATGTTAAGACTCCGTATGGCTGGCACAAGTTTAACAACGGTAAGTATATCTGTGTAACAGAGGGGGAGCTTGATTGCCTGTCTGTTGCTGAAGTATTTGAAGGTAAGTATCCTGTTGTTTCTATACCTAACGGAGCGCAGAGTGCGCCAAACTTTTTCAAGAAACATCTGGATTACTTTGAGAGTTTTCAGAATGTGATAATCATGTTCGACATGGATGAGCAGGGAGTGCAGGCATCCAAGACCTGTGCCTCTATCCTGTCTGTAGGTAAGGCTAAGATAGCTAGACTACCAGAGAAGGATGCGAACGAGGTATTGATGAAGAGCAATCCTGCTGCCATCACGCAAGCATTCTGGAATGCACAAACCTATCGTCCAGATGGTATCGTACTGGGTGAGGATATGTGGCAGAAGGTTAGCACAGTTGAGAAAGTAGAGAGTGCTAAGTATCCATACGAAGGACTGAACAAAATTACTAGAGGACTACGTGTAGGAGAGATCGTTACTTTCTGTGCAGGGTCTGGTGTAGGTAAGTCAAGCGTCTGTCGAGAGATTGCATACTCACTACTTAATCAAGGAGAGAAGGTAGGTTACATAGCTCTGGAGGAAAGCATCAAGCGTACTGCTTTAGGACTAATGGGTATCCATGCTAACAGACCATTGCATCTGCTTGACGAGTTACCGCCAGAAGAAGATTTAAAAGAATCATACGATGCTACTGTAGGCTCTGGTAACTATGTTACCTATGACCATTGGGGATCTATAGAATCAGACAACCTAATCAATCGTATTCGATACATGAACAAAGCTCTGGGATGCAAGTGGGTATTCCTTGATCACGTATCTATCGTCGTCTCTGGACAGGACGGAGATGAACGTAAGATGATTGATATGCTCATGACTAAGCTACGTTCTCTTGTTGAGGAGACGCAGGTAGGTATGCTACTTGTTAGTCACTTGAAGAGACCAGAGGGTAGAGGCTTTGAGGAAGGCAGAGAGATTTCTCTTGGACATCTACGTGGTTCAGCAGGACTAGGTCAGCTATCAGACATGGTGATTGGTATCGAAAGAAACCAACAAGACGAAGACCTAAAGAATCAAAGCACCGTTCGAATACTGAAGAATAGATTTAGTGGAGAGACAGGTCTCGCTTGTTTCTTAGAGTTCGACATTGACACTGGTAGATTACAAGAATTAGATGCAATAGAATTATGATAGACGAAGAAGCAATAAGATTTCATGGATGCGACAAAGCTGTCATAGGCACAGACCAACGAGGATACTTGGTCTACGACTATTGGAAACTTATTAAAGTATTCAAGAAGCAAGGAATGACAGAAGAAGAAGCAGCTGAATGGATAAGCTTTAATGTTGTTGGCACTTTACCCTACACCTACACCGTATTATATAAAAACAAAATAGATGATATTCTTTGATATAGAAACAAACGCCATTACAGACTGGGATAAACTGTCTGATTTAAAAGAGATGTTTGTTATCTCTGCTTTCGATGTGGATAAGAATCGCATGATAAGCTGTTCAACTCCTGATCGTATTGAGAAGCTGTTAGACTATATGTCTAAGGCTGATGCTATCTGTGGACACAATGTCATTGGTTTTGATTTACCTGCTTTGAAAAAGTTATACGGCTTCACTCACAAGAGAGTTATAGACACAGTGATTATGTCTCGCTGTATCTTTGCAGACATAAGAGAGAGTGACTTCAAACGTAAAGACTTTCCAAAGGAGTTGGTAGGTAGACATAGCCTAAAGAGTTGGGGCTATCGTCTAGGTGTTATGAAGGATACTCATGGGGAGACAGAGACATGGGAGAAGTTAACTCCTGAGATGATTACATATTGCGAGCAGGATGTGAATGTAACCAAAGCTTTGTTCTACCACTTGATGCAGAATGATCCCTCCAAACAGATGCTGAACCTTGAGCATAAGTTTGCTGCCCTCATTAAAGAACAAGAGACTAATGGGTTTCCGTTCGATGAGAAGAAGGCTGAGAAGCTGTGTGCTGTTCTTACTTCTGAACGAGTTAAGATAAAGACAGAGATGCAGGATATGTTTCCTCCTACTATTCAGAAGATGAAAACCTACTGGTATGTAGATAAGAAAGGAAACAAGTATGCTACCAAGAGAGCAGCAGTAGAAGCAGGGTTAAAACCTAATCAAGTTGAAAAGGGAGAGCAGAAGACAAGAGAGATTCCATTCAATCCTAACAGTCGTGATCAAATAGCTGAACGGTTGATAGCTGATGGATGGAAGCCAGAGGCATACGAAGGTAAGCGTCCTGCTATCAATGAGGCTGTCCTAAAAACTATAGGCACTCCTGTCGCTTTGAAACTATGCGAATATCTGATGGTATCTAAACGTCTAGGTCAGCTTAGTGAGGGGCAACAAGCTTGGCTCAAGTTATCAAAGGATGAACGCATACATGGAAGCGTGAATACTAACGGAGCTGTGTCAGGTAGATGTACCCACAACCATCCTAACGTAGCACAAGTACCTGCATCTCGTGCGCCCTACGGCAAGGAGTGCAGAGAGTTATTCACTGCCCCAAAGGGTAAAGTATTAGTTGGTGCTGACGCATCTGGACTAGAGCTGAGATGTTTGGCTCACTACCTATGGAAGTGGGATGATGGAGCATATGCTAAAGAGATACTTGAAGGTGATATTCATACAGCCAACCAGAACGCAGCAGGACTAGATAACAGAGACCAAGCTAAGACTTTCATATATGCTTTCCTGTATGGAGCAGGAGATGCCAAGATAGGTTCTATTGTAGGTGGCTCTCGTGCTGACGGTAAGCGGCTAAAGACTTCTTTCTTTGAAAAGATACCTGCTATCAAGAAGCTGGTTACTGCTGTGGAACGTAACGTACAACTCAACAAGAGCCTGCGAGGTTTGGATGGACGTATCCTTGCCTGTCGTTCTCCACATAGTGCAGTCAATCTTTTACTGCAAAGTGCAGGAGCTGTGATCATGAAGCAAGCTCTGGTTGAGTTTGCAAAACTAGCACAGCATCCTTACGAACTACATGGTAACATCCATGATGAGGTTCAGTTTAGTTGTGACAAGGAACACGCAGATGATTTGGGACAGGCATTCTGTGATGGGATTAAAGAAGCAGGTAAGATATTAGAGTTTCGCTGTCCTCTAGATGGAGAGTATAGCATAGGCAAGAACTGGGCAGAGACACACTAAATATGGTATATAAAAATAAGTTTGATATAACAGGTAGAGGCAGCGAGATGGGACACAAGGCAGAGATTCTGTTCAAGTATATGTTCGATAAATTCTTTTCCAGTTGTAGCAGACAAGCAACACTACAGGAACA